CAGCTCGTCTCATCCGCTGCTCGGCGGCGGAGTGCAGTCGAACGTGGCTTCGGTGGCGAGCGATCCGGACGTGACCAGTATCCAGTTGGCGCTGACGGCGATGCGGACCACGCTCGATGCGCGGGGCAAGCGGCTGCGCATTCCTCCCAAGCAGATGATTGTGCCGCCGGCGCTGGAGTTCATCGCGGCGGAGCTGCTGGGCGGCCAGGATCGCAGCGACACGGCGAACCGGGCGATCAACAGCTTCAAGCGGCGCGCGGGGCTGCCTTCGTTCGACTCGTGGATGGTGTGGGATTACCTGACGGACCCGAACGCGTGGATGATCGAGAGCGATCCGGCCGAGACGGAGCTGCGGTTCTACAACCGCGAGGCGTTCAACGTGGTCCACGACATCGAGTTCATGAGCCGGAGCATCATGACCGCTGGCTGGATGCGGTTTTCCTGCGGGTTCAACGGGTTTTACGGGATCTACGGGATTCCCTCCTAAAGTAGCCAGTGGCCGGTGGTCAGTGGCCAGTTAAAAGGAAGAGGAGAACGAAACCATGGCGGTGAAGAAAACGAAGTTGTACGGGCTGACCGTGAAGCCGCCGGACAACATTCCGGACCTGGCGCCGGAGTCCAATGGCGCTCCGTTTGTGCCGTGCACGGTGGAGGCGAATCCGACGCTGGTGGCGGCGGGCGGCGACGTGTTCAACATCACGGACCAGACCAAGCCGATTCCGAATGTGCTGTACGGCGTCGACGTGGTGGGCGACCGGGTGGGCATCATGCCGCTGCGGTGCGCGCATGCGATCTACAATTTCGCGAATGACGGCGGAGCGGCGGGCGCGATCACGCCGAAGCTGACGGCGACGATTCCCGCGAACGCGATCCTGATCGGGGCGACCATCAACCCGACGACTGCGGTGACGTCGGGCGGCTCGGCAACGGTATCAGTCGGAACCACGGCGGGATCGAGCGCGACCTCCATCCTGGGGGCGACGGCGAAGACTTCGCTGACCATCGACGCGCTGGTGAATGGCGCGGTGACGCTGGCGAGTCCGGTGAAGATGAGCGCGGCGGGGTCGATCAACATCACGGTGGGGACGGCGGCGCTGACGGCGGGGCTGATCGAGATTTTCGTGTACTACATCGTGGCGCAGAACGCCTAAGGGGGCCGAATGTCAACGACCCTTACACAGTGCCAGGAACTGGTGACCGCGATCGCGGCGGTCGCGGCGCAGTACGTCGACGAAGAGATGGTGGTCGGCAACCTGGTGTATCGGGAGTATCACCCGGAGGTGGCTGTCGCGGCCGACACGACGGGCACGATTCTGAACGACATCGGCGGTTCGCTGGACGACGGTGCGAATAATTTCGCGTTCACCACCGACGGAGGGGGGGCGTCCCCAGGCTCGATCTCGGCGGGGACGACCGATGAGACGGGGGCCGGGGTCTCCGTTTATTTTGGTTGCATTGAGACGGCCGCTGTCGCTCCTGTGGCCCTTATGCTGGCGAATCCGGGCGCGCTCGAGAACGTCACGCGGATCATGGCGTTGATGCTGGCGGCCCGAACGGATAGCGATCTGCTGGGGCTTTACCCGGTTTTTACGACGAACGCCGCGGTGGGCACCGCAGGGACGGCGATCACGGACGCGCATATTCTGCTGGCCGCTCAGGAGCTGGACGCAAGCAACATACCAGCGGCGGAGAACGAGGCGCGCTATCTTGTCCTGGCCAAGGGCCGGACGACGGCAAATGCGAGCAACGGCAACACCTGGGACAATTTCCTGGCGCTGACAAACGTGGTGAATCCGGCCATCATGGGGACGCCGACGGTGGAGGCGGAGTATCTGAACCGGGCTCCGATTTCGTACCGCGGGTTTCACGTGCTGCCTTCCCGTTTCGTCGGAGTGACGGGGAGCGATCCGGCAACGATGCATAACTTGGCCTTCACGCGGAGCGCTATGATGCTGGCATCGACGTACCAGCTCCCACTGAACGACTCGACTCATGTGCAGCAGGTTTCGTTCTCAAACAACGGAGACCTGGCGGTGCTGGTGATGCTGGAGTTCGACGGAACCGACACCCCGTACGTCGCGCTGCGGATGGTTTACGGTGCCGGCGCCTCGCGAAGCAGCTACGCGGTGCAGTTCAGCACCTAATCCCATGGCGCAGGCGAACAACAATTTTCAAATCTACGCGCAGGCCGGCGTGAACGGGGTCGGCTGGACCGCGGTGATCAATCCGATCATTGAAGCGCGGCAGGTGACCATTGTGAATCCGGACATCTCCGAGAACCTGCTGCTGGCTACGGACCCGGACGATCCCGCAGGCACCACGGAAACGATTCCGGCCGGCGGGACTTACGTGATCACGCTGGGCGCGAAGAAGGTCACCGGGTTCCAGGTGGGCGACACGGTTTGCTACCTGCAGGGATCCGGAGCGACGCCGATCGCGCGCTTCGCGGTGTAGGCCCATGCGCCAGGCGCGTGTTGTGCTGGCGGGACTGGTGGCGCTGGCGCTGCTGCTGATGGGGCAGAGCCAGGTGAACGGGCCGCAACCGGCGGCCGGCCAGGTCGCGGTAGGCAAGGGCGCGGCGTTCCAGCTTTCGCGCGCGGCTGTGATTAACTCGCTTGGCCTGTTGGACGGTGTTACCGATGGGTCCGGCACGGATTGCGTGTTGGTGAATGGGACGGGCGCGCCGTGCGGAGCTTCGGGCTCGGTGACGAGCGTGTTCGGACGCAGCGGTGTGGTGGTGGCGACCAGCGGCGACTACTCGTTCAGCCTAATCGGCGGCACGGCGACGGCAGACCAGCTTCCGGACCTGGCCGGATACAACGGCGTCCTGAATTTGTCGCAACTGGCGCAGGACGCGGCGACGGACGGGCAATGCCCGGTTTGGAGCGCGGACACGTCGGCCTGGGCGCCTGGGGACTGCGCCGGCACGATCACCAGCGTCTTCGGGCGCACCGGAACGATCACCGCGGCGAATGGCGATTACGCGTTCAGCCAGCTTTCGGGCAGCGCTACGGCTGGCCAGCTTCCGAACCTGTCGGGGTTGAATGGATCGCTGAACCTATCGCAGATCGCACAAGGCGGCGCGACGGCCGCGCAGTGTCTGATCTGGAGCGGGTCGGACTGGGGGCCGGCTGCGTGCGCGGCCGGCGGGGGTGGCAGCGGCGGGGCGGTCACCAGCGTGTTCGGGCGCACCGGAATCATCACGCCGAAGAGCGGGGATTATTCGTTCAGTCTGATCTCCGGACTTGCGACGGCGGCGCAGCTTCCGGGGCTGTCATCGATCAGCGGATCGCTGCTGCCGGGGCAGATTGCACAGAACGGCGCGACGACGGCGCAGGTGCTGGCGTGGAACGGGACCTCCTGGGCCCCTGGCGCTCCAGGAGCAGCCGGCGCGAACTTCAGCGACGACGAGACGCCGACGCAGGTGGATGCGCTCGATTACACACTTGCGCACACGCCGAATCCGGCGGCGAGCCTGCAGGTGTTCCTAAATGGCGTGCTGATGAACCGGGGGGTGGACTACACCATTACCGGCGGGAGCAGCAACACGGTCACCTTCGTGAGCTACTACAGCGAGCTGACCGCGCCGCTGTCGAATGGGGATGTGATTCTTTGCTGGTACCGCTATTGAGAAGCGGCCAGTGGCCAGTGGCCGGTGGCCAGTTACGGAAGGGACCACGGGGCTGAGGAATGTCGACGACTTGGGGACAGATACGGCTTTCGCTTTCGGTCAGTGCGCCGGGATTTTCGACGGACCTGATCGACGAGTACATTGCCAACCGGTACGGACAGATCCTGGATCACTGTCCATGGAAGGGCCTGGAAGTGGAGACGCTGTTCGAGAGCGTGGCGGCCTATTCGACCGGGACCGTGAGCCTGACGCAGGGCGTGAACACGGTGACGGGCACGGGGACGACGTTCACCCCGGCGATGACCGGGATGATGTTCCGGGCGATGGCGGACGCGGCGGAATACACTTTCACGTTCGTCAGCGCGACGGCGGGAACACTCGACCGGGTGTATGAGGGATGCACCAACGCGGCGGCGAGCTTTTGGATTTACCAGGACGAGTACGAGCTGCCGGCGGATTGCAAGGACGTGCTGAGCATCCAGAATCCGGTCACCGGGCGGCCGCTGGCGGACTGGTCGAAGAAGGGGGCCATCGAGTCGTACTGGCCGCTGAGGGATCCGGGATGCGCGGAGGCCTGGGCGATGGCGGCGGACACCAGCGAAGCGAATCCGCCGGTGCTGCACGTGGTGCAGTTGGTTCCGGCTCCGCTGTGGGCCTGGGGATTTCCGCTGCGGTACACGAAGGCGGCGCTGGGCTTTTCGGGAGAGAACACCAGCGGCGGCCCGATGCCGTGGGTGCCACAGAAAGCCATTCTGGACGGGGTGCGCGCGAGTATCGCTCTCCAGGTGAAAGATTTCAATTCGGCCGAAGGGTACGAGGCGCTGTTCCACGAAGACCTGGCGGAGATGATGCGGCTGGATGGAATGCGGCGGAGGCCTCCGGAGATACGGATGCCGGCGGGATTGGTGGGGTACCGGATACGGCGGGTGGTCCGATGAGCCACTGCGTGGCGGCCAGCGCGCCTCCGGCGCAGGGGCATGGTGAAGCAACGTGAACCTGGAGGACATGAGCAATCGCACGCTGGAGCGGTTGGACGAAATCGATGCCGGCGACACGGCTCCGTCGGCGGTGTACTACGGAGCCGGCGGCGAAGTGACGGCTGCGCTGAATGAGGCACAGCGTTTTTTCGTGCTGCTGACCCTGGCGCTGGAGACTACGGCGACGTTCACACTGCCGGCCTACGGAGTGGACGTGACGACGCCCTTTTATCACATGCGGTCTAGTTATCCAGATTGGCTGCTGCCGTTGCGGGTGACTCTGCTGACCGGGACGCGGGTGCGGCCGACGCGGATACAGGACCTGGACCTGTTCGATTCGGGATGGCAGACGACGACGGCTACGGCTCCGCTGCGGTACGCGGCGCTGGGGTTCGACTTCATGGTCGTGTACCCGCAGGTGGAAGAAGAGCTGGCCATCAACATCACTTACGCGCAGGCACCGGTGCCGCTGGTGAGCGACACGGACGTGCCGCAAATTCCGGAGGAACATCATCCGGACCTGGTGGACTACGCGGTGTACCGGCTGCGGATGAAGGAAGGCGGCCAGGAATTCCAGAAGGTGCTGACTTATTTCAACCGCTTTCTGGACGGGGCGCAGGCCTACGGCAATTACGTGCGGGCGCGGAATATCGGCAGCGGGTACGACAAAGAGCCGTTCGAGATGGAGCTGTTCGACCGGTCGAAACTGATCATGCTGCGTTGAAGAAGAAGTGGCCGGTGGCCGGTGGCCGGTGGCCAGTTACGGAAAAGGCGTAAGCCGAAGGGAAACACAACACCATGGCTGACAATTTAGGGTACACACAGGGCGCGGGGGCGACGGTTAAGACCAGCCAGGGGTCGACGTCGGGCTCGCACATGCAGGTGATCAAGCTCTCGACGGGGATCGAGGGCGACGAGAATTACCTGCCGGCGACGGTGGACGGCGGCCTCGGGGTGTATGTGACCAGCGTCGAGGCCGCGGTGATCGTCAACAATCCGACGGCCGCAAATCTGTGCGTGGACGCATCGGGCGCGAATGTACCGGTGGTGAACGCCTCGGCGACGACGTTGGCGGTGAGCGCTGGAGCCACTACTCCGGTGGCTGTGCGGGTGTCGAACGGAGCCGCGTTCGTCGACACTATTCCGGTGTCGATCGCGGGAACGGTTACGGTGGCCGGGACGGTGGCGGTGTCGGGCACGGTGGCTGCGACGCAATCGGGGGCGTGGAATATCGGAACCGTCACCACCATTACGAATACGGTCACTGTGGCGGGCACGGTGGCGCTGAGCGGGACTTCGGCGGTGAGCGGAACGGTAACGGCGAACCAGGGGACCGCGGCCGCGATTGCCAACGCGTGGCCGATCAAGGTGACGGACGGGACGAATTTCGCGAACATCACCACCTTGAGCGGGCCGGTGTACGCGCTGAAGGTGGACGTGGTGAAGCAGGTGGGCGGCGGGTATTCGCAGGTGGACCGCTCGGCGTACACGGACGGCGCCAGTCCCACGGAGGTGGTGGGCGGGGTATTCAACGATTCGGCAACCGCGCCGGGCGCGGGCCAGGCGGGGTATGCGCGCATCACCAGCTTCCGGGCATTCCATGTGAACCTGCGGCGCAACGCGGATGGAGCGGAGCTGGGGATCACGGCGACTCCGCTGCGGGTCGACCCGGTGGGAACGACGACGCAGCCGGTGAGCGGAACGGTGACGGCGAACCAAGGGGCGACGGCGTGGGTGGACAATATCACCCAGATCAACACCGTCTCGATCACGGCGGCGGCCGCGGGATGCCTGCCGGTGCAGAATGTTCCTTCGGGCGGCGGAGGCGGAGCGACGCAGACGCCGTGGCGCGCGCATGCGATTCTGAGCGCCAGCCAGACTTCGCAGGCGATCCACACGCCGGCCAGCGGAAAGACGGCGTTCATCGAAGGGATTCAGGTGATCCTTTCGGCGGGCGCGGGCATTCTGTACATCTACGACGGGACGAGCTCGGCGGCAAACCGGCTGTGGGCGTCGACGGTGACGTGGGGGTATCTGAACCAGATTTACACGCCGTCGCGGCCGATTCCGTTGAGCGCGATCAACAACGTGCTGCGCTACGACACGGGGGCGAGCGTGGTGGGCGACATCCTGGCTTGGGGATACGACGCATAAGTTCCGGCCGTGAATGAACGCGAATAAGGCATGCTGCTACTTTTTTTCAATCCGCAAGGCGCCGGGATCGCGGGCGTCGACATCGCGCAGGTGATCGACGAAATGTTGCCCACGCTGGGGGCGACGAGCCTGGGGGACGTGAGCTGGTGCCTGGCGGATGGAAGCGAATTCTATCAGTGGGCGGATGAATACGCGAAGCGCCTGGCGCACCGGTGCGGGGTGTTCGTCGAGCGGGACACGTTGACGACGGTAGAGCCGGGAACGGCCGTGTATCCGGTTCCGGAGGGGCACATCGATACGATTCACGTTTCGATCACGACGTCGGGAGGGGACGGGACTCCGCTGAGGCTGAGGCCTTCGACGGTGCGGGATTTGAATGCGCTGGACGCGACGTGGCCGACGACGACTGGAATTGTGACCAGGTACAGCATGGACGCCGGCGGGGTGGGGACGATCACGCTTTACCAGAACCCATCGAGCAGCGGGAACGCGGGGATGCTGGCGGTGATCTTTCACCAATTTCCGGCGGCGATTGCGCTGGGCAGCTCGGTGGTGCAGATTGCGTCGCCGATCGGGGACTACTTCCAGTACGGAATGCTGGCCGAGGCTCGGAGGAAGCAGAGCGAAGGGGCCATGCCAGAGATGGCGGACCACTTCGACCAGCGGGTCGCGATGTACGAGCAGGTGATGTTGAAGTACTGGGGCCCGGATGAATAAGCCGCAGCCGTTCTTCCGGGGCCGCGGCATCACGCTGTACTGTGGCGACGTGCTGCGCGTGGCCGGCGAGCTGGGCGGCCTTCCCGTCGACGCCGTGATCACGGACCCACCGTATTCGAGCGGCGGCTTCACGCGCGGCGATCGCATGGGAGATCCCGTCAAAAAATACAAGCACTCAGGAACGAAGGCACGGCGGAGCACCTTCAGCGGCGATAATCGCGACGCGCGGAGCTGGGCGCGGTGGTGCAACCTGTGGCTCTCGGACTGCCGGGGTTTGACTGCCGATCGCGGCTACATCCTGATGTTCTCGGACTGGCGGCAGCTGCCTACCGCGTCGGATGCGATCCAGGGCGGCGGGTGGCTCTGGCGCGGCCTGGTCAGCTGGGACAAGACGGGCGCAGCGCGCGCGCCGCACAAGGGTTACTTCCGTCATCAGTGCGAGTACGTGCTGTGGGGCACGAACGGGCGCTGCAAAATTGCGACGCACGGCGGTCCGTGGCCGGGCAGCTTCACGATCCCGGTGCTGCAAAGTGACAAGCACCACCTGACGGGCAAGCCGACGCGGCTGATGGAGCAGCTGGTGCAGTGCGTTCCGGAAGGGGCGACGGTGCTCGATCCTTTCGCCGGGAGCGGCACGACGCTAGTGGCCGCGGTGAAGCAGAAGCGGCGCGGGGTCGGTATCGAGCTCGACCGGCGTAACTGCGAAATCGCCGCGCGAAGGATTCTCGCGGCATGAGCTACAAACTGGAGTCCCATCAGATTCTCGCGGGCAGCCTGAACCTGCTGGCGCCCGGGGACAAGATTCCCGAAGGGGACTGCCTCGAGCTGAGCAACTGGCGGGTGGATCAGCAGGGGCTGCTGCGATCGCGGCGCGGGGTCGCGGTGAACACGTCGGACCCGCTGGACATCGGCGGGGTGGGCAGCCTGGCGGGGCCGTACAACGGCTTCGGGCGGTTCGGATCGACGATGTACATCGGGGCCGGCCCCTCGCTGTTTCGCAACGGCAGCGTCGACATCACCGACGCGGGCGACGGCAATCCGTTCTTCTTCGTGGCCATGCAGGGGTTCATGTGGGTGATGAATCGCGGGGTGCAGGGCGCGGACGACGGGACCACCTTCGGGCAGTGGGGCGTCACGGCGCCGCAGACGGCGCCGACGTACGAAGGGTACGAGGCGAACGGGAACCTCACCGGCGTGTACAACTGGTACATCAGCTTCCTGGTGGGTGGGAATGAGAGCAATCTGAGCCCGGCGAGCACGGCTTCCTATGGGGGATTTGACGCGCTGGGCAATCCGCTCCCGATGTTGAATCAGTCGGCGAATCTGCAAATAGTCACAGGGCCGGGGGGGACCACGGGGCGGAATTTGTATCGCACCGGCGGAACGCTGGGGCAGGCCTACCTGGTGCTGGCGATCAACGATAACGTGACCACCGACGTCAACGACAACCTGAGCGATCTGCAAGCGACGCTGAACGGGGTGACGCCTCCGACGCAGCAGGACCCGCCTCCGCCGGCGAGCGGAATCGTGGGCCCGTACTTCAGCAGAATTTTGGCATGGTCGAGCGCGACGAACATCAATCGGATGTGGTGGACGCGGCCGGATGAGCCGGCGTTTTTCCCAGGCTCGGCCGATCCGGATAACGGGCAATGGGTGGACGTGGGCGACGATGGCGAGGCGATCCTCAACATCACGGTGCACACGCGCCTGGCCATCATCTACAAAGAGCGGTCGATCTGGCGGCTGATCGGCGATCCGGATACGGGGACGTTGGAGAAGACCAAGGCGACGGTGGGCCTGATCGGGCCGATGGCGGTGGTGAATGGCGGCGGCACGGATTACGGAGTGAGTCCGGATGGCGTGTTCAGTTTCGACATGGACACGCTGACCAAGATCAGCCCGCGGCTGGATCCGATTTTCCAGGGAGTGTACACCACCATCGCGCCGGGCGTCAGCATCAACCCGATTGAGCTGGCTTCGCGAGCGACGATCGCCATGGCGCTGGTGAACGGGATCGTTTACATCGCATACCCGGACGTGGGCAGCGCGACGCCGTCGAACACGCTGCTGTATCACATCGCTTACGACCGCTGGGGGAGAGCGAGCTTCTTCGACGCTTTCACTCCCACCTCGTGGAGCGCGATGTTCTACCCGGTGAACACGCAGGATTTCTGGGGGGCCTTCTGGGTCAACCAGGACAACTGCGGGATGGTGGTGATCGACCAGGGAACTACGGATTTCGGTACGGCGATCGATCTGGCCTTCCAGTCGGCTTACTACAACCAGGGCGCTTGGGACACCGACAAAGTTTATACGAGTCTGGTGATCGAATTCGAGGCGCAACCGGGCGACAACGTGACGGTGCTGACGTACTTCAACGCGGCGGCGGGGAGTCCGTACGATGGCGCGGTGGGAACACTGACGGGGCTGGGAATGGGACGGCAGTCGGCGCAATTCGCGCTGGGCGGCGAGGACAACGAAGGCGTGACGGCGCGCAGCATTTCAGTGCGCCTGGAATGCTCGGCGCTGAACGAAGTGCTGATCCACTCGATCACGCTGTACTACTATCTCGAAGCGCGCCTGGCGACGCTGCTGAACACCATCCCGCTGGACCTCGGGTCGAACAAAGTGAAGCAGGTGCGCGAGCTGGAGCTGGACATCGACACCTCGGACGGAGTGGCGACGGCGCAGGTGTCGACGGATCTGCCGGGGAACCAGTTGGCGGTCCAGGCAGAATTGCCGATCGCGGAGAGCAACGGTCGGAGGAATTTTCAACTGCCGTTCACCTACGACGGAGTGCCAACCACTTATGAAGGGCGCCTGCTGCGGCTGTCGATCGAGTCGGCCAACAATTTCCGGCTGTACGGGGCGCGGCTGCTGATGCGCACCATCGGCGTGTACGTGGAGGATTACGAGGCGTCGGCGGGGTACCTGTGGGATTCGCAGGAGCACGATTTCAGCAGCCACATCACGCATATCCCGAAGGGGATGCTGATCAGCCTGCATGAGAACCCTATCAAGCGGGCGAGGACGCTGGAGCTGGACATCGAAACGCGCGGGTCGACGGTGACCGCGTACCTGATGACGGACTTGCCGGGCGAGGAGATGGAGATCCGGTTCACGGTGGTGGTGCCGCAGAGCACGGGGCCGTCGATGCAGGGGCGGCAGATTTTCCGGGCCACCTTGCCGATGAGCGTGCCGGGGCAGCCGCTGAACGCGGCGGCGGTGGAGGGGCGGCTTTTCCAACTGCGGATCGGGAGCACCTCGACGTACATTCTGTACGGCGCCAGACTCGAGATTTTGCCGATCGGGGTCTACCTCGAAGCATACGAAGCGGCCGGCGGGGCGGTGTACGATTCGCGCGAGATGGACTTCGGCGTTTCGAAAGTGAAGGACGCGCGGGAGCTGCAGCTGGACATCGAGACCAGCGGGGCGGTGACGGTGAAGGTGTACGGCGACGTGCATGGGACCATGACGCTGCGGTTCACTACGACGGTCGACACGACACTCACGACGCCGGGGCGTCGGAAGGTAAATATTCCGCTGACGGCGGCGGGGCAAGCTCCGGAGCTGGATGCACGGCTGTGGCAACTGGTGATCAGCGGGACGAGTGCGTTCCGGCTGTATGCGGCGGCGCTGCATGTGCGCGCGATCGGGGTGTATGTGGACACGGACGCGGCGACGGGAGCGTCGGTTTACGATTCGACTCCGCTGGCGATCGCACCGTCGATGGTGAAGCAATTCCGGACGCTCGAAGTGGAGCTGGACACGATGGGTCCAGTGACGCTGACGCTGCTGACGGACTTGCCGCAGAACTCGCTGGCGGCTCAATTGAGCCAGGTAATCGACACGACGGGATCGGGGCGCAGGACGTTCCAGATTCCGCTGCCGCAGGGCGCGGTGCCGGACAACTACCTGTACGGGAAGCTGATGCAAGTGATGATCGCGGGGACCTCGGCTTACAAGCTGTTCGGGGCGCGAGTGGAGTATAGGGCGGTGGGCACGTACGTGGAAGCGTACGAGGCGGCCGCGGGCGCGGTGTGGGACTCTTCGCCGCTGGATCTGGGTCAGCCGCAGGATAAGGTGTTCGATCAGCTCCGCTTTGAGATGGATGCGGACGGGGCATGCAGCGTTACGGTGTGGACCGATTTGCCGGGTGAGACGCTGACGGTGCGCTACACGCAGGTGATCTCGACCACGGGTTTCGGGCGGCGATGGGTGACGATGGTGCTGCCGGCGAACACGCACGGGCGGCTGATCAAAGTGACGGTATCGAGCACGCAGGCCTTCCGGCTCTACCAGGGGCAGCTGTCGAAGCGCATCCTGGGGCGATACATTTCCGCGGGCCAGAATGACATTTATCGATCGCTCGACCAGGACTTCGGAAGCGAGCGCGTGAAAATCTTCAAGTACCTGGAGGTGGACATCCAGACGGACGGCACGGGCGTGCCGCTGACGCTGTACACCGACCAGCCGGGTTACATTTCGGCGGCTCGCTATCAGACGGTGCTGTCGACGAATGGGCGGCGGCAGGCGCTGCGGCTGCGGCTGCCTGGGAACATACGCGGCAAGATCGCGCGCGTGGAGATCGGCGGCGGCGCGAATTCGGCGCGGCTGTACATGGTGCGGGGCTGGACCAAGACGGTGGGCGAGTCGGCGACGTCGACGTGGGACTGGGCGGAATTTCCGGTGGAGAAATCGGAGAGCCTAGCGGCATGGGTGGCGTTGCCGGTGGCACCGACGGCGGCGGAGTGGACTTGGGCGGATTTGCCGGTGGAAGCGACGCCTCCGGAGTTCACCTGGATGCAGTTTTCGGTGTTGCCGACGGGCCAGCAATGGGACTGGGCGGTGTTTCCGGTAGAGGAGACGCCGACGGACTGGACGTGGGTCGACGTCCCGATGGGATCGTCATGAGACGGATGCTCGAGTTTCGGTCGCAGCGGCACGGTTATCCGGGCTGTCACGTGAACTGCGCGCGGAACTACTGGATGGTGGTTTGGGATCTGGGAAGCGGCTTGGAGATGAGCATCAAGGTCGGGTTGAACTAAATGCCGAATCCGAACGCATCGACGTGGCTGGAGCTGCCGGCATTGCCGGGGGTTTCGGGCCAGGCGCTGCAGGCGCTGAACGATCGTTTCCGAACCATCGCGGCGGGGATGACGCCGGCGGCGGCCGCGGCAAAGAGCCCGGTGTCGACCAGCTCGTCGAGCGGCGGCCAGGTGGCCCTCTCGGTGCCGGGGACGCTGGGAGTGCAGACCAACGCGGCGGCGCTGATTGCGCTCGAAACGGCGGCGACGCCGGTGGGACTGCTGGCGATGCTGAAGCAGCCTCCGCAAGGGAATCCGGTGGTGGTGAACGTTCTGGTGGCGGGGTCGACCTATACGTCGGTGACGCTGCCGGCGGGAAGCTCGGCGGTGGTGGTGATTACGGGATCGCTGGGCGGCGCGATCACGGCGAACGCGGTAATCACGCTGAACATCACGCAGGTTGGGACGACGTTTCCCGGGTCGGATCTCAGCGTCCTCTTGCGCTTCTAGCAGTGAGTGAAAAGCGAGATCAGCGCCAGCAGCGTGAGTGAGAGCGCCAGGCGTTTGAGGAACAGCGCCAGATATGGGTTGTCGCGAAGCACTTTCCCACATAGTGCGGCGACGAGCGGAAAGTTCTCATGGAACAGATAAATAAATTGCAGCCGAACCGGACCATCAGCCTACGTGGGTTCGACGGGTTCGGGGCCGCGGCGGCGATCACGCAGGCGACGGAGACCGGGTTCACGGTGAGCGGCGTGTTCCGGGCAACCGACGACTTCACGGTGCTGACGCTGTTCGATGCGGACGACTTCTGGGGGCATCCGCTGGTGAAGTATCTGCCGGACTTCGACTTCACCGAAATAGTGCTGGAGTTCGACATCGCCTTCCACAACCTGATGACCTTCGACGACACCTGGTACCCGTCGATCGATTGGCTCTATGTGGACATGATCACCGCGGCCGGAGACGCATTGCAGGTGCAGCCGGTCACGAGCGACGCCTCGGCGTACCCGGCGCCGACGCTGACGGTAACGGTGGAGGGCACCGATTCCGTGGGCGGAAATTACCTGGTGATCTGGCAGGAGAACAATGCCTACAGCTACACCACGGCGACGGGCGACACGGCGGAGGTGATCGCGGCAGGCCTGGCGGCGGCGATCAACACGGGGAGTACGCTGACGGCCACGGCATCGGGCGCCGCGATCCTCATCACCACGGTGGCGAACAGCCCGTCGGGGAACCTGGCGCACGTCTATTGCGAGTCGCAGGCCTCGGACGTGACCTTCGATCCGGCAACGGCCGAATTCTCGGGCGCGCCGACGGACCGGACGCTTCACGTGACCGTCGATTTCACGGAGCTGACGGGGAACAATCTGACGACGGGAGCGACGTTCAGCGGTCCACAGGAAAGCATCCGGCAGATCTGGATGACGTTCGCGCCTCGACTGCCCGACGGGTCGGCGTTCGTGGATGTCGAGTGGTCGGCGACCTTTTCAAATTGGACGGTGACGGATCCGGACAATGTGCGGCCGCTGCAGGTGGCGGGACCGAACTCGGTGCGGATGGAGGAAACGGACTGGGCGTGCGTGTACACCGGGCAGAGCTGGGCGAGCGAGGCGGGATTCTACTCGCAGGGGTTTGCGAACCAGGCGTCGACGGTGGGCGATTCGGTCACCATGACCTACAATTGCCAGCTCACGCACGACCTGTACCTGGGGACGGCCCTGTACATCGACCGGATGCAGTGGGGCGTTTCGGTGGACGGCGATGCGGAGACGCTGCTCGATTGCTATTTGAATACCGATCCGCAGGTGGTGGCGCGGAGAGTCCTGCGGACTTCTTTGGCGCCTGGGGCGCACACCGTGACCTTGACGGTGCGGGCGCCCAGCGCGGCGTCGACGGGGACGGGCGGGGTGTACTTCGATTTCATCGAAGCGGCGGTTACGTCCGACGTTCCGGCGCCGGCGGGGCCGTGGCTGAACAGGTCGCCGGCAATCGACTACGACACGGACCACGGGTACCGGCTGCCGCCGGAGCGCCTGCTGTGGATGCTGTTGCAGCTCGGATATCAGGGACCGATCGATCTGTATGCGGGCGTGTTCTGGTGGATGCAGAAAACGCTGGCGGGCGCGACGTTCCCGTCGGCCTCGGTGGATTTTTCGCAGATGACCTATGTGGGCGGCTCGCCGGTAGCGGACGGCGACCAGGTGTTTCTGGCGTTTGGAGATTCGGCGGTTTCGGCGAACACCATCGGAATCACGGTCTGGACTACCGACGACGCGACGTCGCTCGCTGCGCGGTTGATGTACCGGGTGAATGCGAACTCGGTGGGCGTGTGGGCTTCGGCAGAGGGAAGCGTGCTGACGCTGACGGCGCGGGCGCTGTCGGCGCAATACCAGTTCCCGCTGACGGTGTTCAAAGAAGAGGTCGACGGGACCATCGTCGAGCTGACGTTCGGGGGATCGCTCGCAACGGGAGGCGTGGAGGGGAACTGGAACATCGATCCGACGCAGACGCCGACGTTGAACGCGGCGGCGGCGGCCTGGTTCACGGATTTCTATACGCTGGCCGCGGCGGCGGGGCTGAGTGTGACCACGGCGTACTCGATGGAGCTGGTGAATCCGCCGGACGATCCGGTGAACGGGCATGTGTGGGCCGCGCGATACGCGGACGGCTATGTGGTGGAGACGGCGACGGGATTCGGAACCTTGAACTCGACGCAATGCGCGCCGGGCGCTTCAGAGTTTTTGGCGTACCAGACCAGGGTCTATTTGGACACCGCGGCGCTGGCGGTGGCGGCGGGGCTGACACCCGAGTTCCAGTTCGGCGAATTTCTGTGGTGGTTTTTCAGCGACGCGCACGGCGCCGGATCCACGAGCGTGCTGACGGGCACCGAGACTCCGCCGGCGAGCGGGACGGGCGGGGCGATTCCTTACGGAAGCTTATCGCGGCCGACGGGCACGGAAGCGAATCTGACCGGCGGGATGGCGTATTACGACAACGAAACGAATGCGGCGGCGGAGGCCGCGCTGGGGCGTCCACTGTACACGTTTGTCGAACCCACCGACGATCCGACGGTGAACGGTGGCGCGGACGTGGCGTTCCTGCAGGCGCGCCTGGCGGCGCACGTAAACAGCATTGGAGCGGCGCTTCGCGCGGCGTATCCCGACGTACTGCTGGAGCTGCTGTGGCCTTACGACGTGAATTATCCGGTGCCGATAGGAAGAGAGAGCTTAGGTGGGCGGCTGAACTTCGCGGTGAACCTGCCGCCGGTGTGGACGGCGAAAGTAACGAGCGGTCTGGATCGCTTCAAGATGGAGGCGCTGGATTTCGGAAGCGGTACCCGGAGTCTGGACCTGGCGGCCATCGCGATCGCGTTTCCGACGGTGTTGAGCTGGCCGCTCGATTCGGTGCGGTACCTGTTTCCGGTGTTCAACGGCGGGTGTCCGTGGCAGGCGGAGTATCTGTCGGCGGTGTACGCGGGGATTTTGTACGTGACGCCGTTCGCGTTCGACCACGTGTGTTTGTTTGCGTGGAGCGTGGAGGAGCCGGTGCTGGTTCCGACCGCGCAGGTCACTGCGTGAAGAAGCGGCGGGAAGAAGCGGCCAGTGGTCAGTGGCCGGTGGCCAGTGAACGAAGAGGGGGGAACGAGATGGGGGCAGTAACGGCGGTTTTTACTTTTTTGAGCACTCCGGCGGGGCAGGCGGTGGCCAACCAGCTGGCTACGGCGGGGAGCGGCTTTGTGGGACTGATTGGCGACCTGATCACGCTGGTGCATGCCAATAGGGTGCAACCAACTCCTCCCGCGGCTGGATGATTCAGAGACAGGCTGAGCCGCGCGGCGATGTCACTGTGTCCGAACCTTTTCCGGAGTACGCATGGCCGGAGGTGTGGGGATGGATGCGGGACATACGGAACCGGATCGTCGACGACTTCGGGCCGCAGACGCTGAGCGAGTTCGTGACCTGGGCGCTGCGGATGAGCGAGCGATCGCGGACGTGGGGCGTGTGGCGGGAGGGGGAGCTGGGCGGCCTGATTGTGTTCGCCAGGGAAAGCCCGATGATGGGCGCGACGCACGTGGTCTTCCGAAAGAGCTTCTGGGGACCCACAACTACGCTGACGGCGCTGCATGCAGTGTACCGCCAGGTGTTCGATTCGGGAATCACCAAGATTTGCGGAGTGGTGTTCAAGGACAATCACGCGGTGCGGGCGCTGGCCAGGCGAGGCGGGGGACGCGAAGAAGGCGTGCTGACGGGGCAGACGATGCGGGGTGGGAAGCCGGTCGACATGGTCATGCTCGGGATGACGAGAGAGGAATTTGAATTTTATGGGACTGACCACGGCGATCGCATCACTGGCGGGAACGTTGGGCAACTCGGCGGGGGCAAGAACCAGCACGGGGACGACGACACCGACCTACACGCAGGCGCAGACGGGAGTGCAGAACACGCTGGCGAGCACCTTAGAGAGCGACCTGACCAACGGCGTGAACACCACGCCGATGATGACCTCGGGCGCCAACACGATTAATGAAAGCTACGCGGGAGCGAACGCGCAGATCGCGCAGGCGGACGCGGCGCGAGGGTTCGGCGAGAGCGGAGTGGTGGGAAGCGCGGAGCAGCAGTCGGCGCTGGCGGAGGCGGGAGCGAAGGGCAGCCTGCAGAGCAATCTGGACGAATACGCGCTGCAGCAGGATCAGAATATTTTGGGCGATGCGGAGATCTTCGGCTTCGCGAGTCCGGGCAAAACCACCAGCTCGACGGCGGCGGGATCGGCGACGGCGGGAGGCCTGGCGGCGGGGCTGACGGGGTTGAGCTCGGGTCAGAACTCGCTGCTGGCGGCGCTCGGTAGCAGCGGGAGCGGCGGGAGCAGCAGCTAAGACTATGGCGACGGATCTGAGTTTTCTGGAGCCGGCATTTTCGAGCATGGCTCAGATGGCGGGGATTTTCAAAAATATCCAGGCGGCGGCCCAGCAACAGGACGAGCTCGCGGAACAGAAGCGGGCAGCGCAGGCGAATGAAGCGATCGCGGGACGGCATGCCGACATCGCCGCGAACGCGCAGCGCGATAAGGAGCAGCAGGACGAGTTCCAGAACACGCTCAGCCTGAACGCGCAGGGAGCGCAGCCGCTCTCAAGCGACGGCACGTACACGATGCCGATGCCGGCAGCGGTTCCGTTGAAGGTTGCTCCGACGATGGGGCCGCAGGATACCAGCGACTTGAACAACATGCCGTTGACGCCGGCGCCGGCGATGCCGGCCGGCCAGGTGCAGGTGCAGCCGGACTCGTCGGACATGACGGTGCATTTCGGGGGAAAGCTGTACCGCATCCCTCCGATGGACGAGCAGACCATGGCGGAGGCGGGACGGCAGTCGGTGATCGGAAGCGCGGCGGACGACGTGAAGCTGAAGAAGTACGGCGTGACGCTGCCGCCGGCGCTGGCTGACGAGTTCGGGATGGACCCGGGCCAGAAGATTCTGCCGGATCATCTGAACGCGCTGGCGCAGATCCACCAGGCGATGAATCCGCCGGAGCCGGTGGTGGCAGCTCCTAAGAGTTTGGTGGGAGTGCATCGGGAGGACGACAAGGGCAACGCGACGGACCAGTTTTACGATCCGACCTCGGGCGAGCTGGTGAAGACGACGAAGACTCCGGGGATCGGTCGGACGGCGGAGGCGGCTCCGAAGACGGCGACGCCAGGGCAGTTTGCGGGCGTCGAAAAAGACAAGGCCGCGGCGCTGGCGAATTCGCAGAAAAGCTTGAATGACGAGCTGAAGACTGCTCAGGAGAACTACGCGAAGGACGACACCTTCGACCGAGTGGGTGCCATCAAACAGGCTTACGCGAATCACTACGCGCGGATGCAGCAGGCGCAGCTGACTTACGAGGCGCGGCGCAGCGAGCTGTCCGGGCAAGACGTTGGTCACAATTCGTGGGCGGACGATGCGGCGGCTGCCGCGGCGGCTCAACCTGGAACGGGTGCGCCCGCGGCGCCACCTCGTGCGGCGGCCGCTCCTGCGGCTCCGGCCGCGCCCGCGGCCAACGCTCCGAAGGCGCCGGCTCCAGCGGCTGCGGGTCCGAAGATTGCGACCATGGCCGATATCGATGCATTCGCGGCGAAACAGAGGATCACCAGGGCGCAGGCGATCAAAGCGGCACAGGCGAAGGGCTACAAGATCGGCACGGTGCAGTAAGCCGTGGGCTCGAATGCTCAACCGCTGGGAGACCAGTTCGACGCGTTCATGAACGATCGGGCTGCGACGCCGGCTCCGGACTTCGACGCGTTCATGCAGGCCAAGCCGAAGACGGCGGCGGACACGCTTCCGACTCCGGGGCAAGCGGTGCAGAACGCGACGGACCGCGCGCAGGCGCTGGTGGATCAGTACGCTCCGCCGGCGGTTCCGGTGGGAGCGGAGAAGACGGGACTGCCTCCGTATCCTGCCGCGCCGTTGCCGAGGAACGCGTGGACCGGCGAGGACCTGGCCGGTCACTACGCCGACAATCCGCGCGGCGGCTTTCAAAATCCCAGGACGGGCGCCGTCTCCCATTACCGGCTGGAACGTGGACCGCTGGACGCGCCGATGGTAGGCGGCGGCCAGATGGCCGAGGGCGTCGAGCAAATGGCCGAGCCAGGAATGCGCTCGAAAGCGGGAGGGGCCGCGCAGACGATCGAGGGCGCATTGACTGCCGCTCAGCCGCTGATGGTGGGCGCGGCGGCGGCGAATCCGATCGTGGCCGCGAGAGCGGTGGTTACGGCGATGCTGGCGCAGAAGGGCACGCAGGCGGCGTTGCGCGAAGCGGGTGTGCCGGAGGAATATGCGCGCCTGGCGGGAGACACGGCCGGGGTTGCGGCGGCCGGCTGGACGGTGAAGGACCTGGTGAACGCGGGGAAGGCCGCGATGGCTCCGTTCAAGCCGGGCGCGCGGTTCGGCTCGCCGCTGGAGGGGGAAGTGATTCCTCCGGAGGCGCAGCCGCAGCCGACGGCGGCGCTGCCGCCAGTTCGAGAACCGATCGATGTGAAAGCCGAGGCCTCGGATTTCGATCAGTTCATGCAGGCGAAGGGCGAGCCGCAAGCGGGGCAGCCGGAGGCCTTCGACCGTTTCATGGCGGAGAAGGAAGCGCCCGCGCCGGGGCCTGTACAGCAGAATGCAGTACGCGACGTAGCTCCGACGCCAGGCGTCGAGGCGTCGGCAGCAAAACAGGCGGAGCCTGCGTGGCCCTCGGAGCCGGGGGATGTGGCGCAAATTCCCACCGACCAGATCAAGGTCGACGCGCCGCAGTTCCAGTTCAAATCGAACGTGGGGCAGGGCGGGGTGGGGGACGAATTCAAGCAGGTCACGAAGTTCGACCCGGAGAAGTCCGGGATTCTGAGCGTGTGGAAAGATCCGGCCGACGGCGAGACGTACGTGGTGAACGGGCATCACCGGCTGGAGCTGGCGCAGCGCACCGGCGAGCCGGACGTGACGGCTCGGTATCTGAATGCGGCCGATGCCACGGAGGCGCGGACCAAGGGAGCGCTGATCAACATCGCGGAAGGGCGCGGCGACGCGGTGGACGCCGCCAAGGTGTTTCGCGATTCGGGGCTCGACGAAGCGGCGCTGCAGCGGGAAGGCGTTTCGCTGAAGGGGCAGAAGGCTCAACAGGGGCTGGCGCTGGCCAATCTCGATCCGCATTTGTTCAGCCAGGTGGTGTCGGGCGAGCTGCCGGTGGAGCGCGCGGCGGTGATCGGCGCCGGGGTGCAGAGCCCGGAGGATCAGCGGGCGCTGGTGGATCTACTGAATCAGCGGGAGCAGAACGGAAAGCGGCTCACCAACGACCAGGTGGGCGAGATGATCCGGCTGACCAACGCGGCGCCGAAGCAGACCGAGACGCAGGAGAATCTGTTCGGGTCGCAGGAGATGACGCGAAGCCTGATCCCGGAGAAATCCGAGGTTTCGGACTACGTGCAGCGGCGCATGCTACAAGAGCAGCGCCTTTTCAAAGCGGTCGGGAATGAAGGGGCGGCGACGCGGATGGGCGAGTCGGGCAATGTGATCAAGGCCGGCGAGAACGCCCAGGTGGCCAGCTCGATGGGGCAGGCGCAGGCGCTGTATCAGAAGCTGTCGACGACGGCGGGACCGGTGAACGACGCGCTGGATGTCGCGGCGGCCGGCCTGGCGACGGGCGAGGATTCGGCTAAGGTCAAGGAACGGGCGTATGGGCAAATCAAACAAGAACTCCTGGGGCAGGCAGCTCGCCTCACCGGCACGGGCCAAGGAACTGTTGAGCGACCTCAAGGCGATGGCGGCGGCGGGACAGGTGAAGCCGGCGGAGGGGAACTCGATCGACAGCAGCAGCCAGGGGTCAGCGGCCAGCGGCCAGGGGCCGGCGCCGGAGCCGAACTAACCGGGCCGCACGGACCGATCTTCCGGCAATTTCACAATACGGAGAAATCCCCGGCAGACGGCTTAGCCCGCAAGCCGACTCTTCCGAGGGAGCTGGCGGCCGCGGAGCCGCGGTACGGTTACGGGCCCAAGCAGTTCACAGTTGCGTTCGACAGCGACCTCGACAAAGCAGCGTACATCACCGCGCAGAAGACGCGCTCGAAGCGGGACGCGGCCTATCTCCAATTTGTGATGGACCACACGGGTCTCAGCGAGGCGCATGCGCGCACGGCGGGCTACCAGATCCGGAATGAGCTGAAGGCGCAGGCGAAGGACGCGGAGCATGGAGCGGAGTTGCGAGTGCCGTCTACCATCAAGGCAACGGAGACGCCGCGGTCGCGGTCGAAGTACACACCGGCACAGCGAGAGCTGCTGAAGGCGCGGGGAATCGATCCGGACGCGCGCGGCGGCGAACGCGGCGCGGTGAATCTGGAGGACCTGGACCGGTACGCGACCGAAAAACTGGGACTGGCCGAGCCGCGGCTGAATTACAGCGGGCTGACCGGGACGCTGGGCACCGAGCGGTTTCCGGGATCGGCGAAGTTCGGCACCGGAAAATTTAAAGACAAGTTCATCCGCAATCTGTCGCAGTTAGAAGAGGCGTCGCCGGCGGCGCATGAAGCGGCCGTGCGGTTGGCGGCCAGCAACGCGCAGGCCTCGGCGATGATCCACGCGGCGGTTCCGCAGATCGAGAGGGCGCTGGGGCCGGAGGGTCCGAAGTGGGCGGACCTGCGGAAGGCGTACATGGAAAGCCGGCTGCAGGGCATCCGCCAGCGGTGGGGCAATTTCGCGGCGCAGGCGAGCGCGGCATCGCCGGCGGAGCTGGAGCAAAAACTCGAGGGCGGCTGGATGGACCTGCTGCGCGACATCGAGGAAAAGGGCGATGTCCCGCAGGATGCAGCGCAGACGGCGACGGCGCTGCGCGCCAACGCAGAGACGGGCAAAGGCGGGAAGTGGGACGCGCTTCGCGATTTCCTGAAGCGAACGTTCGAGCAGGCACGGGACTCCACGGCGCACGTAATGACGCCCGATGAGTTCGACGCGGTCCGCTATCATCCCAACTTCGCCGCGGCGGATCGCGCTTATGGCCGACTGATCGAGAAGCCGCTGAACGAGAGCCACGCCCGCAACGAAGGCGTCTTCTCGGACGCACTGGGGCCGCTGAATCGCTACTACCCGCTGGTGCCGATCGAGAAGGCGCAACTGGCGCAGCAGACCATCGGAATGAACCGGCCGTACAAGAAGCCGGAGAATTTCGCGAACCAGTTCGCGACGGGGCTGGGCGAATACGACACGTCGATGAAGGGGCTGCGGGAGCGAGTGGTGCTGTCGTTCCGGGCGAACAACAAGGCAGCATTTTTGCAGACGCTGGAGGACGAGGGGTTGTTCCATCGCTTCGAGAGCAATGAGCGGCGCCCGGACACGATGGTGGTGAATGGAGTGCCGTTCAAAGCGGTACCGGTGGAGACGCGCGGCGGCCGGGAGACGGTGAAAGGCGGAAAAAACGAATATCTGCCGGCCGAGGGCGGCATCATGCCGCAGTGGCTGCAGCGCGAAGTGGATCCGATCCTGAAGGCGAAGGACCTGACCGAGCCGGGGATGATCAAGCGCGCGCTGGCGGTGGTGAACCGGATCGCGCTCTCGGGGCCGACGGAGTTGGTGATGCATAGCTACTCGCTGGTGGGGTCGCTTCAGGTGGCGACGCCGTTTGCGGGGAAGGATGCGCTGAGCAAGCTGGGAGCGATTCCGCTGGCCGGTAAATTCGCGGCGATGATGCAAGTGATCGGAACGGACACGACGTCGGCCGAAAGCGCGGCGGACATCGAGGAGATGGCCAAAGGCGGCTGGATTCCGCCAGCCTATGGAGCCGAGACTTTCAGCCGCAAGGTGGCGGAGTCGACGGGCGCGGAGCTGAGCCGGACCAGCTTCAGTCCGCTGCTGTACGGGCCCCAGGGCATCGACGTGCGGACGCGCCTGGCGCTGTACCGGTTGGCGAAGGCAGCGTATCCGGAGGCGACGCCGGCGGAGATGTACAAATTCGGGACCTGGCTGCCCAACTACACGACAGCGCTACAGAGCACGATCGAACGGGCGGTGAAGGGAACCGGCATCGCTCCGTTTTTCACGGCGGGATCGACGGGCGTGAAGAATGGGATCCACTCGCTGCTGGGCAGCGGACCGCTGCCGGGCGGCGGAACGGGAGCGAGAATCGCGCAGTGGCTGACGCGCGGCGCCGGCGGCCTGGTGCTGGCGTGGGCGATCGTTCACAAGCTGTATCGCGGCGAGTGGCCGTGGGAAGACAAGAAGGGGAAGCTGCTGCAGATCCGGGCGAAGCCTGAAGACCGGCGTTCGAAACTCGGCGCGCAGTTGTGGGGGCACGGGCCGGAGGACGGCTTCATCAACTTTGCGTTCTTCAATCCGATGGTGGGACGCGGCGTGCGGGCGCTGGGCGTCGATGGCGCGTACAACACGTGGCGCGCCGGCGGGAACGCGGGCCAGATTCGAGAGTCGGCAATGGCGGGCGCACTGAACTCGGCCTCGCATCCGGTGATGGGACCAGGCGCGCGGGCGCTGTTCGCGGGAGTGACTGGCGATGAAGCCTATGTGACGGGGCTGCGTGATCGCAACGCGAAGCCGGGGATGACGTTCCTGCCGGCATCGAAAGAAGTGGACGCTGCGCCGCACGTGGGCGCGGCCGTGCGGCAGATGAACAGCCTGTACGCGAACATCGGCTCGGCGACGGGATTCGGGAAGCTAGACCCGGAGTACGAGGTGAAGGGCGATCGCTGGCTGAAGATGGTGACCGACCTGGCGGTACCGCAGTTGGTGGGAGCGGCGGCGAATGCGAAGGCTCGGACGGATTTTTTGAAAGCGCAGCGCGCGGCAGAGCGGCGGATCGCGGCG